ATACTTAATTTAACAGAATCTATGTCATGTGATGCTGAAACAAGTCTACCGGTATATATTAAAAGACAATCACCTATAGTAGTGGCATCATTTGGCTGTACATACACCTTTACAAGACGATTTATATATTTATTAGAACCATATAAGACTGCACTAAGATCAATACCGTCTAAGTTAAGATTTGCTACTGATATAGAAATATTGCCTGTACTTGCTTTAGATGTTTCTAAGTTTATTGACTCTCTGATACTTGGTTTGTTTAATACTGATCCATAATAAAATTGACTACTTACAGTTGTATCATAAAAAGCAAGACCAGTAAAAGCACTTTCATCATCATAATATAGCTGAAACAACCAATTTTGTTTAATAGAACGATTATTAAATGATGCTGGTAATGTTAAAGCCATTAGGCTAAACCTCTATTAACTGTTTTATTTATTTCTGGAATCAGCGTATCTCTTACAAATTCTTCATTACCAATTATATTACCTTGTATATTTACAGTAACATTACCCATGCTTCCAGCAAGGTTTTCTTGTTGAGCCTGATTTAAAATAACCTCTCCAGGGGTAAGCATCGCTGGTACTGTATCCCCTTGACCAGTATTTATCCCAGGAACTATACCACCGTCGGCAAATTTTGCCCCGCTAATTGAGGAAACTTGAGCTAATCCAAAAGCAACTGATGCGGCAGCTGGAGCTATACCTAAAGGGAATCCTCCTGCATTCGCAAAAGCTTTTGCCGCAGCTGAGTATGTGCTAATAATAGCCTCATATATAGCAATATTTTTTAAAATTTGAGCATCAGCACCTCTCGCTTCCCCTGCTTGTTTTAACAAACCTAATGTATTAGCGACACTTGCAGTCTCATTAGCAGACTCTAAAGCAAAAAGCTTACTCTTTTCAGCAGTTATAAAATTTTGAATATCTATTTCTTTTACTTTTGCATCCCTAAATGCTTGAGCTTTTTGATTAATTTTTTTAATAGCTTCATTAGTTTCAAAATCACTTAAAGAAAGAGTTTGTTCTATAAATTGTTGTTGATTTGCTAAAGCAGTTTCATTATTTATCAAAGCATTTTCATTTTCAATATCAGCATTTTGCTGTTTTAATTCACCAACTGTTGCAAAATAATTCGCCCATACTTCTTTACTTTTTTCAGTAAAATCAGACAAGTTTTGAACTTGGTCTTCACCTCCGAATAAGTCTGCTAATCCTGTTTCGCCGAACTGAGCAGATATGCCTTCTGTATCAATGAAGTCTGTTAGTTCTAGTTTTTCGATTCCTAGTTTATCTCCTACAAAAGTATCAGCAAAAGTGTTAAACTGCTCCTTTACAAAATTAAACATAGCAATAAAAATATTTTTTACTTTTGCCGCCATTAACTCTGCAAATATGGGGATTGGTTCAAATAAGAAACTTGCTACATTTTGAACACCTGACACCAAAGTTTCAAATATTCCTTGTGCTATTCCTATTATTTTTCCAAAACTAAAAGAGAAAAATTCAGGCAACCCATCAAATAATAATCTAAAAGTATCATCAACAGCTTTTAATAAGGCATCTGTATTGCTTATTATATTAGAAGCAGTTTTAGAAAAATCTACACTAGCTAATACATTTGTAAAATCTGCTACTTCATCTGCAAAACTTGTCATTAAATCTAAACTAGCATTAAATGCTGGTGTTAAAGCTTGACCTAATACACCTGCCATATTAACGGATGACGCTTTAAGCATATCTATCCTATCGGCAGTTGTTAAATTTTCTTCGCCTAATTGACTAACAAGTAAATCGGTTTGCCTCAACGCCTCATTTATAAACGCCTGTTTTCTTTCTTGGTCAGTTAAACTTTCTACAGTTTTCCCTAAACTTTCTGCAAAGTTTTCGTTGGCAGTCTTAGCATCTACCATAATACCTAAGTTATCAAGCATTAATTTAGACTGCCTACCTAAACCAGTAACCAACGATTCAACACCAAATAAAGTATCTTGACCAAGTGCTGCTGATAGCCTTTGAGCCGAGTCAAACATATTAGCCATTTGATCTTCTGATTCAAAAATACCTAATAACATAGCATTATTTGCTTGAGTCATTAGGTCCAGACTGCTTACAGTCCCATCAGTCGCCTTAGTTAGTTTGTCTAATGTGTTTGCTGAGAACCCTGCTTCCCTTGAAAGGCTATTAAAACCGCTTGAAACTTGCTCAGTTGCGCTACCTATCCTTGCTATTTCATTTAAGCCCCTCACAATACCTTTCGCTGCATAAAAAGCACCTGCAACTTTTGCTGCAGACTTAGCAATATCTAAAAAACTTTTATCTACATCCTTTAAAGCTTTTTTTGTTTGCTTATCGCCTTTTAAACCAAGTTTTATTAATAGATTTTTAACTGCCATGCTTTTCTCTTTCGTGTATTTTTATATTGTTAATTTCGTTTTCGATAATACTAAAGCAATCAAGCACCCAAGGATTAATATTTTCTAGGTTATCGCTTAAAGGTACATTAAAATTTTTTACAGCAAAATAATCAGTAATCATTTCTAAAACCCAATCTGAAATAAATTTACTCGGGTCGCAAAAAAAAGGAAGCTGATAATATAAGCTTTGACCGATACTATACTTTTTACCCTCAGTTTGTTTAAGTAATATTTCAATTTCATTTAATACATCTGACTTTTCTCTATACTCGGTTTTCTTACCAGTTACAGGCGACTGAGCTATGTAAGGAAAATCAAGTTCCTTGTTTGGTATTCCGTAATTAGAAAACCAAACACCAGTCCTCAATCGCCAGTAAGGTTTCCCAAATCTAGACCCATATACGCACCTATAATAGCAGTTAGCACCTGATCTTCTTGAACAGCAGTAAGCCCTTTTAATTTTTCATCAGCTTTTTCTTCTGTCCCAAAAGCCAGAACTGAGAACTCATCTCCAAGTTCGTGTAACTTTCCGAGGTCTTTTGAGGTAAAAACTTCTTTTACTTTTTTATAAAAAACTCTACGTTCTTTTCTAGTAATGTTTTTTACTTCAAACTCGCCATGCGGTGTATCAACTATCATAATATTCCTCCCTATTATTTTACCAAGTTGTTATTGCACTATTTTCAAATGTTTCTAACTTAAATGCTTCATTAGCACCATTCTGAACGCATTCAAATTCTAACGTATGAAATACACCAGTTTCACTAAGGTCTTGCCCAGGGTCACCTGTATATTGTATTTCAGCTGTTATTTCCATCTCTCCTGCAGCGTCATTACCAGCACCATTAATTAAATTAAGGGTCATCGTATCTCCATCAAGAAAGTCTTGAATAACATTGTTATCTGCTCCGTAATCAAACTCATCATCATACTTAATGGAAAGGCTACCAGTAACAACATATTCAGGAAATACATATACTTCAGCATCGCCATTAGTATTAAAACCAACCCTATTAACACCATTAGAGATATTAAAAGTAAATGATTTCATAATAAATGTCTGCGTTGCGTTTCCTTCTACATCTAGAGTCCTAGTATCAAAATCCATAACATTGAAATATGTAGTTTGTGCAGCTCCCCAAGAACCATCAAATGTTTGTTCTAACACTGTTCCTGTAGAAACTGGATTACTAAAACCACTGAAGTAATTACCACTTATGCTTAGAAGCCCATTATTAGCTCCTACGTCACCTGTAATTGTCATATCCGATACTACCACGCCTGTAACTTTAATACCTTCACCTGCAGCTGGATAATAAGCAAGGTTACAACTATGAGGCATACCACTTGTAATAGTACCGCCCATAGAATCTAAATTGCTTGATCCATCTATTTCCATTTCATGTAATGTAGTTCCAGATGTTAATGATCTTTGACCTACTAAAAGTGCATGTTGAGCCAATGTCCTAGGTGTTGCTACCATTTCAAAAGGCATAGTAACAGTACCACCTCTTAAATTAACAATCGTATCTGCAGCATTTTTCACGCTTCCTCTTCCACTTAACAATCTTGATTCTCTAGAAATATTAAATGTAGGTTTCTGTGCTTGCACTACTGGTTGTGTTAAGTATGCAGTACCATCTGCACCATCACTATCTAATCCTACTCCAAAGCTAGTTTCTGCCTTTAAGCCATATTTTACCGAACTAACTGGGAGCACTCTTGTATCAGCCATTTACAGCCTCCTTCTTCTTTTTTTGTTTTTTCACTTGCTCTACAACTCCCATGTCAAGTAGCTCTTGAGCAACCTTCTCAGGCATTGTTACAGTTAATCCAGCCCTGAGTTTGTCCAGATCACCTTTATCGCATATAACCCCATTCGGGTTTACTCTATGCAATTTATTATTTCTTGCTTTTATGTCCATTATATAATCTCCATATTTTGACAATTAAAATTAGCAACTCCATTTAATAAAGTTTTATCATCTTCATCTATTTTATATTCTATTGTGGTAATTCTTGCATCAAACCATTCTGCTCCAGAGCTTTGTATCTTTTCGTTATAGATTAGCCTTTTAAGTCTTTCCATTATATTAGATACTTGCTTAATACTATTTTTTGTGTATTTACCACCTGTTTTTAATTGATAATCAATAATAACATTATATTGTCTTTGCATACCGCTACTTACATTTGTTACAATTTCATCTGATTCTGGAGTTAATAAGAAAGATTGATTACCTTTGTGTTCGTCATAATATACAGGGATATTAAATTCTCCATTAATAATGTTTGCTAGTTTTTCTAGTATTTCATCAAAAATTATATTTACAAAATCTGTAGGCATTAGTATCTCGTTGCTCTTACTGTTTTAATTGAAGTAAATGATTGATCTAGCTCACCACTAACTTCTAGTTCCCATTCATCATTGGTTGTATAAACTCCTGGAGTAAATCTCACGTACATATTATGACCTACAAGTTGCCAATATCCATCTATTATTTCTTCATTAGCCATTTGCTCTAACTTCAATCCGTTTTCGTTTCCAATAAAAGAATTAAATTTTACTGTTGTATTAGCTGATCCTGCAGTAAATGTTCCGCCAGCACTAACAATTATCTTGATAACATCCCAAGGATATGTACTCCTTCCTCTAATATCTGCTATACCTCCAGTTGTACTGCTGTCAATAGAGACAGGTCTTAATATCCCTCTATACTTTGATTCATCTTCAGATTGATATAAAGTGATTTCACCTTTTCTAAGCATATCTAATAAACCAGTTCCTTGATCGTTTATAGCTTGTGATTTAATCTGATTGGCTTTCTCTACATCATACGGTCTTACTAAAGAATCAACTGCCATTATAGCAGTACATCTTACAATTACTTCAGGGTAATTAAAACTTGAGGCATCCATTGTGCCAACTCCCTTGTTTGGGTATATCGGGAATGGGAGGAAACTGCGTACAAAGTCACTGGCACGTTTTACCGCCTCCGTCTTTAAATCAGACCAATCTCTGGACGCCTCAAATACACTACTATTTAAATTATTAACACTTGTACCTTGAAAATAATATTCTAATAAATCTGTGCTTGCAGTATATCTATAATTGTCATCTGAACTTGGCTGACTAGCTGTAGATGTTAATTCTTTTCCATCTTTGTAAACTTGTCCACTTGCATCTCCAGTATTATACAGGTAAAATAGATGCGAAGTTCCTGAAGCTACCCAATTACTAGCTAAAACTTTTTTCCCGTCATATTCACCAATATATGGTTCAATAAAGGTAAGGTCCGTAGTTGTATTGCAATAACTTTCGTGATATGTACTCATGCTTCCGCCTCTGGTTGTGGAATTTGATCATATTCTACTATCTGAAGATCAAGACTCCTAATTCCTTCAATTAAATTTATTAATATCTCTTTTTCATCAATACTTGTATTATCTAAAATAATATTGGAAATATCTATACTTTCAGCAAATTCTTTACATCTCATTATAACATCAAAAGCATTATAATCCATTTTATCTGTTTTTATTTCTGTGATCTTTTCCATGTCAAGTATTCAGCTGCCTCGTAAGGATTAAAAATTGTTGTGATTAATCTATTATCGTGATCATCATATTTAGGATCAATAATTGTAACTGGTGCATTGAATATATTTTTATCTTCTAATCCTAATTTGTCTGCATATCCATCTATAATCTTAAAACTTGCTATCTGTATAGCATGAGAAATTAAGCCCGAAGCAGGGTCTTTTAAAACTTGGTAGCCACTAACATGAGTATGTCCGCAAGTTAATATATGATCTTTCCAACCCATTTGTGCAGCTTTAGCTACTCCATGTGCCGTATTCCACATACTATATCCTTTAAATGTATGCCTAGCGTTGATTCTTATTTCTCTTGAATTAGGAAATCTTAAATTTAATCTAGCTCCCCATTTCTCATAAACCCCCTGATGGCTACGCATAATAAAATCAAGAGGATCACCATCACCTGACCAAACATCGTGGTTTCCTGCCACTAAATAGAGCCAATTAACACTATTTACAAAATGCTCTGTAAGTCTCCACGACTCTTTAGCCGTAACAGATTGTTGTCCATGTAAGAAAGATAGCCTTCCTATCCAATTATTTTGTACGTCACCTAAATTACCTGCAAACATTCCATCTGTTTTATTAATAAGATTACAAAGAGAATAAATTTCTGCAATATTTGTACCGTCATCATCTATATGTGGATCACCAAAATGGCATATTCCTATTGGTCCACTCTTTTTTATATCAATATCTACTAAGGTTTTTGATTCTCTTGCTTTAATTTGTATTGAATATTTTTTCTTTCTATGTTCTATAAGCTCTTCAATAGGCATAAATTCAGGATCAGAAACCTGTTTTACAAATTCAGCTTTCTCTAATATAGTTGGTGCCACTGTTCTTTTCCCACAACTGTTACACATCCATTGTTGTTTTTTTGTTTTTGCTCTATATAAAAAACCAAATTTTCTAATATCTCTACTTCCACAATGCTTGCATCCTATAATATTTCCATCTATATCTTGTACTAGCGGACTACTCATACTTGATCACAATTTCTTTAAAATGATCAACTGTTCCTTTTCCTTTTTCCGTATTATACCATTTTTTCCAATATCGAGCTTGATCATCTAATGTTTCAGGTAATTTCTCTGGGCACCTCCAATAATGAAGGCGACATGCTACTATTCCAGCAGTTAAATTAGTTGTCAGTATTTGCTTCCAATCTTCTTCTGTAGGGTCGGTAAAGTATTTCCAATCTAAATAACAAACGTCAGCAACTTTTTTCATTAACTGGCTTCTGTATTTTAAATAATCATTGCATAAACTTACAGCTACCCAAGGTTCACATTGCCAAAAGCCTCTAGCTATATCAGAACCTTTTTGACTTAGATACATGTATTTAGATTCGACTAATCCAGTTCTATAAATAAGCATCATAGCTTCATGGCTTGCGAACTTAGAACCCATTTTCTCTAATGTATTCTTTATTAGATGCATCATTTGTAGTGCGTCAATCATTACTTCTTCTCAAGTATCTTTGTCATAACATTAGCAAATATATCTGTGCCTTTATCAACCATTTTTTCAAATATTTCTTGCTCTACACGTTCATTAATCCCTGGAAGGTTAATAGCTTTGTTTATAGCAGTAGCCCATTCTTTTTCAACTTCTTTAGATTGTACTGTTTCAATTATGTATTTATTAATTCTACTTTTTAATTCAGGCACAGAAGCTTCTGCTTGTTTGGTAAGTTCACCTACAACTATAGATTTAATGTCCATTTATCTCTCCTTTTTAATGGTTAGTATTAATGCTATGATAGATAAGACACTTACAGCAATTTGCAAGTATTCACTTATCTGACTTATATTTATAAAATAATTAGCTGTACTGATTGAAAAAACTCTTAGCGTGTCCATTACCATTTTACCTTATTTGCCCAGTAGGCTGCAGACATCTTACCTCTAGCGATGTTTTTTCTATGCCTAGCTTTAAATGATCTGCGCTTTGCTTTCATTCTAGCCGATTCACCTTTCTTTGGTTTTCCTGCAGTTTTAGCACCTTGCTGACCAAATCTAATCAGCTTTATTCTTGAACCTGATTTAGCTAAAACCACATGAGATTTTGTTTTGTGGCTTGGCGTTCTTTTTGGCTTATTATAACCACTTAAACCAAATCTTTTTAATCTTGGGTCTCTAGCCATTAATGTTTGCCACCATTTATTCTACCACTCATATAGCTAATTTTATCACTCAAGTCATCAACTTCTTTCATAAGATTCTCGTGCCTTCTGTCTAATTTATCATTCATGCTAGTTTTAAAAGCATTTATAGAATCAATTAATTTTACTGAAATATTCATAGTATTATGAAGTTCTGATTTCATCGCAGATAAGTCTTGCTGTATTTCATCTATGTGAGTTGTCTGAGATTTATTTTCTCTGATTAAATTTGTAATCATAAACCCGAATAGCAACATGCATACACCTATTACACCTAGCTCTCCGTATGCTTCTATTAATGTAGTCGTATCCACTATTGAACTTTCACCTCTTCCAATCTTTGATGCTTATAGCACCAATTACTAAAACTGCTGATATTACCATGAAACCAATGAACATTTGAATCAGCATCCATGATCTCGATAAAAACTGTATTTGTAACTGTATCCTGCGGTGTGACTGGTATGTTTGCGATTATCCAACCATTGCTTCTGCAACTTTGCATTATAACTATACTTAACAGGAATATCATAACTCGTACTAACAACTTCAAAATCTCCATTATTTAATGTTTTAATTACTTTGTTCATAGCACCATCCACCAAGCTATACCAGTTTCTACTACAATATCAGCCATTGTGTTGTATGCCCACTTTTCTTTAGTGATATAAGGCTTGTAATTCTCGATTATCCACTCAAAAACTTCCCAAGCTATACCAAGTATTAGTACACCTAAAACACACCATAAATCACTAAAATTTAACCATTGAAATATTTTACAGAAAAAAGCTCCTGCGCCTATATGGTAAGCTGTCCATCCATCTAGCTGACCAGTTCTTAGTTGCCATTGTACTAATTTTGTTAATGGTGATTTCATCTAGCCACTACCTTATTATCTATTAATTTATGTTTTACTAAGTCAATGCGCCCTTGACCAAGAGGTGTCTTTTTAGCAACCTCTTTTACATATTCTTCTTCAATAGTTTTAAATGAATCAGATTTTTTTACAATCTCTCCATCTACCCAAAGGAAAAACTTTTTTGAACTAGGATATGTAATTGATTGAAAAGTTCCATCAGCCAACGCAACTTTTTTTGTCATTCTTTTATTTTTATTCAAGAAGATTATCACATCAAAATCTTGAGCGCATTTCCTTATAATCATATTAGTCTAGTGCTTCCTTTAGCTCTTTAACAGATTCATCAAACTTGCTAACAAATACCTTTTCACATTCAACTAATTGTTCCCTCATAAAAGAATTGGTATTCAGTTTATTCTGTATATCATTTACATGATTTTGATTGATAACTACTTTCCCAGCTAGTTCTTTTTGTTCTTCAGTCATATCCTCTATGATGTATTCTTTACCATCTAGATTCAAAACTGGCTTTTTTTCTTTTTCTTTTTTAGCCATTATTGACTCCTTGTTTGTTAAACTTCTTCAGCTTGTTTATCTGCCCATGCTGACTTTATATCGTCTGTCCACAAAGCACTAGCTAATGCCTGTATTTCTGCTGATTCTCCAGATACATCCATATCTGGTGTTAATACTTTTCTATGATACTTGTAAGAGATTTCTGCACCATCTTCCATAATAGATGTTTTAGTACGTACTTGAATATGTTTGTACTCACCTCTTACTTCATAATCATCTGTTAAAACTTTAGTAATTGCCATATTATCTTTCCTTTTTAATTATCCAATTAAACAAAATATGTTCCACTTATATTGATAAGATTAAACACTCCACTACCACCAGCTTGTAAATCAGATACTTGTAGTAATGCAGTTGCACCATCAGCAGAATCTCGATATAATAAATCAACCGATGTTTGATTATTTAAAACTTCTGCTGTACTTGGATGCTGACCAGTAAAGTATTGAGATATACCAACACTACAAGCACTTTTCCCATTAGTTGAGTTTGAAGTAAATGGCAATCCACTTATTCTAGCTTGACCTGATCCACTTCCAGCATCAAATGATCCATTATAAAAACTAATACTAAAATGCACTACATCACCAATTTTAGTATATCTACCTATTCGGCTTGTATAGTTAATAGTTCCAAGTGTACCACTTCCAGCCGACCACACAGGAGAAAATGTGCCTTCTTCGTAGTCATCCAGAGTATTTGCATCTGCACTTGCATTTTGACTAGCTGGAAATTGAATACCAGCAGTCAATGATAATACACCTGAAGAAAGTAGTGACATTTTTGTAGATATATTGTTAGAAAAAACACTTGTTTTAAAATCTAACTTTGAATTATATCCACTAGAACCATCTCTTTTTAGTTCTATTCCACCATGAAACTTTTCTGAACCCGAACCTAAAAAAGATAATCTTATTTCTGGTGAGCCACTAAATGCAGTTGAATCATAAATTTCTAATTCTGTAGCTGGTGCAGAGCCACCCAAACCTATTCCTAAGCCATTAGCATGAACTGTAGCACCACTATCTTGTGCCATATAAACAGCAGTTACATCTGCATTACCAAGTGTTACTGAATTATCTGCTTGTCCTGTTACACCATATCCTATTACAGTTTGATTTGTTGCTGTAGCATCATCTGTATCTGTATCTCTTCCGATTAAAACATTGTTACTTCCTGTAGTGATTACATCACCTGAAGCATATCCAATAGCTACATTGTTACTTCCTTCTGCATTTAAAAGAGCATTAACACCAATTCCAACATTTTGACTAGCGCTTGCTCCACCATCAGAATTTGCATTATGTCCTATTAAAACATTATTGCCACCATCTGTAAGACCATCTCCTGTTTGATAACCTACTGCAACATTAGAAGCACCAATTGTCAATGCTGAAAGCGAATCTCTTCCTATTGCAACCGTACCATCTGCCCCCGTGCTGTTTATTGCATCACCAGCAAAAGCTCCTATTAAAACCATATTGCTAGAAGTTGTAGCAGTTGCACCAGCATTTTCTCCAATTATAACACTTCTTACTCCTGTAGTAAGGTCATTTGCAGCTTCATTTCCGATTAATGTATTGCCAGTAGCTCCAGACCCAACCGCATTACCGGCCAATCTGCCGAAAATGGTATTGGTGGTTTGACCACTGCTATCATTATTGCCAAGTGAAATTCTGGAGTTGGCATCAAGTCTAAAAGCAAGTGTACTTGCACCAGAATATAACCTTACTTCATTACTTGCACCTTTTCCGAATATTTTTACTCCATCAGCATCTCCAAGAATAATACCAGCATCTCCATGAGTATTTATGCTAAACTTTATTTGTGGGTCTGTAGCATGAAAAATTTCTAACTCAGAATCTGGGTCAGAGACTCCAATACCTACATTTCCATCTGGTTTTACAACAAATCTATAACTACCATTTGCATTAGCTCCAAAAAGGAATCCAGTAGAATCGGGATCATCTACTCTGACTAATAAACCACTTGGATTTGAAGATGTTGCTGTATTATAAATTCTACTTAACCAGTCTCCTGTAACTGATTTTTCTACTGCCAAAGTGTAAGCTGGACTTGACGTTCCAATACCAATATTTTGACTTGAGTCTATAGTTAATGCAGTAGTTAAAGTTGCAGATGAATCTTGAGCAGTTTTAATTGCTAAAGAGCCACCATCGTTAGCATTTCTTATAGCTGAAATTTCTGCTCCACCAGCAGAAGATGTTCCACTTGTAGAATTTACAAATCGTAAACTAGATGATGTATTTGTATCAGTGCTATTGTTTCTTAATTGTAATAAAAGAGTATCTGCACCAGCATTTGTATTAATACTTTCTAATTTTCTTGATGGAGTTCCACCAATACCAACATTTCCTGTTGCTCCATCAATTTTTAATCTTATGCTTTCTCCACTTCCAGCATAGTCTGTAGACGATGCAAAGTTTAAACTTCCAGCATGGTCAAAGTAATGTTTTACAGCGTTATTAGCAGTATAAACAGTATAAAACTGAGTAGCTTGATTATTACTTGTAGAGTCTCTTAATATTAAAGCTGGTGAAGAACCTTCAATAGTTAAGTTTGGAGAAAATCCTGTTTGTGGACTTGCTCCAATACCAACCTTATCTGACTTAATAAAAACAGTATTTGAATTAGCTCCATCGGTTAATACAAGAGAATCTGCACTAGAATCATTGAATATCTGAGCTTTTACAGATGTTCCTTCTCTAAACATTAAAAAACTATCTCTATCAGCAACTGACCTAGCTTCTAATATTCCACTTGAACTTGCATGAGATGATTCAGCAATAATATATCCATCCGCAGATGTACTTTTTACGTGAAGAGTTGATGAAGGACTATCAGTTCCAATACCGAGCAAACCTCCAGATGTCAACCTCATTTTTTCACTATAAGAATCATCTTTATTTGTTCTAAATATCAAATTACCTGATCTATTACCAGAGCTTGAAAAATCTTCATCTCTTCCAGATAAAATACCAGCAGAAGTTCCACCATTATGCCTAAACCTTATTCCTACAAGTTCATCAGTTGAACCTCCACTCGCACTGTTATCTATTGCTATTTCTGTAGTAGCTCCATCATTAGCTTGTTTGAGATGCAAAACTGAAGTAGGTGTTACTCCAACACCAAGCTGACCTCCAGCAGTAAGAGTCATATTAGTAGAGCCATTTGATTGAAATAGAATACCATGAGAACTACCACTTGAAGCGTAGTTGTTGATAATTAATTTACCAGTACCACTTGCATTACTTTTAAATTCAGAATATGCAATACCTGAACCTACCCTTACTGTTCCATCTGCTGGGTTATTAGTATCTACAACGTGTAAGCTAACTGCTGGATCAGATAAATTAACTCCAACTTGTTGATTTGTTGTATCTACTATAAATACATCACCACCATCTGACGCTTTGCGTACCAAAAATGCTTCCGTATTAGTTACTTCTACAACTTGTGTACCTGATACTATTTCATCAAAGCTTAGCGAACCACCACCTGATACTTGTAAGTCTCCAGATACTACTAAATCACCATCTATTGTACCACCATTACCAAAGTCCTCAACTATGGCTTTTAACATTGTACTTTGCATTTAAACCTCTACTATTCTTACTGCGCCAGTAGTAGTACTGGTTGAATTATA